CCCCTATGCTCAGACTAAGCCGTGGATCAATTCACGACTACGTGACTGAGCCGACGTGTACTCGCGTACACATCGACCATCGAGCCAGCCGTGAGGCAGCCTCGAATTACGGATCCCCCACTGCGCCCGCCCTGAGCGCGGTGTGAACAAGAGATCCGGTCCTGACCGTTCCCGACGTCCGAGAGGGTGTTTGTCATCCCTCTCCCAAAAATAGTCGACGGATAGATACCCGCCGGCTAGAAGTGGCACGGAGCAAAGGTTAAACCATGGCGCATTCGCGTCGTAGGTCAAGACCTCACTTCGTAAGATCACGTAACGTCGGTAACGACGAGGTACGCTTGCAAGTCTGATCCCCTCGTCGGGGTTCGACCATTCAGGTACCTCGCAAGGCAGCTCAGGCATCCAACTCCTTAGCAAACGCAGCGTCCGGTAGAGCGGGTAATGATCCGCGCTCCAGTCGAGCACTTTGTTGTATGTGGAGTAGATGTCCGAGAGTCTAGCAAGAGAGCGTACGTAGATGGGGGTCACGTCGACCCCATCGTAGTAATCTCCCCCACACGACTCCCTAAAGCTGCCCTGTGAGTAGGACTTTGCGTGGTTGACTGCAAAGCCCGCTCTCTCCAGAAGGTCCGTTAGGGTGGAATACTCGTTAACCGGCACGATTATGTCGTCACCGAAGACGGCAGTGTCGCGCCAGTCGACAAAGTTCCATGGGCCTTCATGCCTCAGAAGCCGATTCACATACACCAACGCAACCAATGACAGAGTCATCAGCGGGAACGTGAAACCGTTCCCCATCGTCGAGAAAATGTGAAGAGTCTCAAAGGCACCATCGATTTTGATTCGCGGTGTGCGGATCTGGGTGAGCAAGCTCATCCATCGATGATCAAAGAGAGCCGAGTACAGAGATTCGGACCCAGAATCGGACGCAGCTTTCAAGTCGATAGTAGCGATACTACCGTCAATCGAGCCGCGCTGAGCTAAGGCCTTGTTCAAAGGCTGTTGCTCTTCGATCTTGAGTCCTATGGTCGCTAGGGCCCCCCTAAGGTACGACTCTGCAGCAAGCTGCAGGGCCATATTCCCGGAGGGCTCGATCGCGATCGCTCTCACCTCGTCCTCGTTTTTCAGGACAAACGACAGCCTTGACCCCTGAACTGCGCGTACCCCGCCGCCCCTCGACTCATCTAGAAGTCTAAGGTGGTTGGTGCAACGTCGCAGTATCCTAACCAGGGGTTCAGCGTTCTCCGTTACGGTCCAATCTTCCAAGAACTTGTTAACAGCATGGCTACCCGGAACCTCAGTCGAGGCGCCAGGACCAAACCGCCAAGCGTCAAGGAAAATTGGCCAGCTGAGAGTGTCTTGTAGAGACGACTCATCCAGCTTCCTCGTGTACTTCTCGAGGACGTGAGTGATAAAGACCTTCGCATAGTATACCTCTTCAGGAGTAAGTCTGTGCTGGAACGCGCGCATGCGTGCGTTTCTGGCGACGAAACCCTCCGTGGCGGTACGCCGGTGTTCGGGTCGATGGAACTCAGCTCGCTTGCGCATCCGCTCTTTCAAACGGGCGATAGCAAAAGCCAACGGAGTACAAGGGAGCGCGGCTACGGCGGCGCTCTCCAGGTCTGCTGTCATGCAGGCGAATAGGTCGACCAGGCGGTCTTCCCTTTCCTTGCGTCTCATGGAATATCTCCCAATAAGAAGACGTCTTGTGAACGTCCGGAACCAGCTGGCGTCAGAGGACGCCCGTGATCACAGTGTCAGCGATTCCAGAGGCCTGCGCATACCCCACACCGAAGTGTAGGGAGATCATTGCGCGGATCTCTTCGGGTTCAAACGTCTCGGTCCCAGAAGGGATTTCGATGGTCGTTGTGATCCGAGGAACGCGGATGGCTTGGTTCACCGAAGGCACAGCACCCTTGCGGGTGATGAGCTTGTAGGTGTTCGTGGGCACGTCCTTGATGACACCAGTGAGCGGGTTCGCCGCAGGCAGCACACGCAGGTTTGCCGGCCGGAAGAAAGACAGCGTGAAGGGCTTCGAGACCGTGTTGGTCTCAACGCCCGTCTGCGTACCTCCCAGGGCCGAGATGGCCCACTGCACACCGTTATTGCTCGGTGCGCGGTCAGCCGTAAGCGTGTACGTCGGGCTTGTGAGGCCCGAAACCGCAGCCCCAGAAACTGGGGACGAAGGATTGAAACTCATAATAAGAGTCCTTGAAACGGTTGATTGATCAGAGATGACGACGATTGACGCTACCTACTATGACAGAAGTCAGGTTCAGTAGTCGTTTTATGTCGGTCTCAACGTTTCCGCCTATCTCGTGGAGACTTTTCCAACGGAGAGTTCGGCGGGGCAGAGCTCCTAGTTTCACGCGGCTAAACTGAAAATACCTAATCCGCCCCATCCGCTCGATTACCGCGCTTGTTACGCGCGATGTCGTGGCGCTCGGGACGATGTCAGGTATCAACGTCATGTCGTCGCGTAGAATGGTCGACTCAGTCAAATACGTCGTACTCCCGGGAGGGATCACGAACGTGTCTGCCAGGTAATCACCGATGGTGCTAAAGTAGTCTATGACCCAGCTCAGAGGAACCAATTCCCATCCAGCGGATGGAAGGTTCTCTGGGATGAATCCAAACTGATCTGCAGCACCCCAATTTTCGCCTGTCAGGAAGCTGAAGTCGAAACCACCAGTGAACACAGTAGTGCAGCTCATTGTGTGAGCCTTGATGCAATTGTTCTGCGAGAAGGATCCCGCAGGTGCAGTTGCGATCGTGCGACTAAGTTCATACTCGGTGGCGCGTGCTTGCAGTCTTGCCTTGTTGTTGTAGTCACGCAGCAGGTAGTTCGCTGCGGCCTTCATGTGATCGTCTATCTCGCCTAGGGTCGGTTTGACCGCGAACGAGTAAGTCAGCCACATGTCAGCAAGGTCGGAAGCAAGTCGCTTTCGGAGCTTAGGTTTTGCCAAGAGGTACGTCCAAATCCCGGTGCCCCACTGGCCGACAAATTTCTCGGTCGGCTTAGCGAGTTGTTGCACCAGGCCCGCTGTTTCCTTCAGTTCTACCAAAGGTACCAACGAGTTAAGAGTACCTGGACCCGCATCATCGAGAAGGCTCTTGAACTTTTTGAGAGCCCTATCGCGTGCCCTCTCCCTCAGCGGATAGCTGATAAGAGAGATCCCAGCACCAGCAGTACCGGCAACCCGGAATGTGCTGCGGCTTTTGTGCACGGGGAGATTTTCATCAGATCCCGAGAACAAGAATGGCCTGAGTTCGGCGAAACCGCCCCTAGAGTAGGGGTTGGTCACGTCTTGCCCGCGCATGAGAAGGACCTTCCAGTCTTTCTTGTTTTGCCGAGTAGTCCAAATGTACGAGCCAAAGTTGGCATTTCCGAGGTTTGTGACCTGGGTTGTGCTGACGTTGGTGTTCACGTTCGTCGTAGTTACGACTGACGGAGACGGTACTATCATGGATTAGCTCCCGGTAGACAAGTCGACTGATCGAGCTTGGCGCTCGAACGTTTGGGCCGCTGAATAAGCGACCCGGGTCGTTGAACCCAGAGGGTGTCCGGTCTTCGACCGG